TGATTATGCATCATATAAATCGCAATTTCTAACTCAATAGCATCTGCTGCTGAAAGGTATTTAGGTCTTCCGTAAGGTGTATTAAAAGTTCCGCTATCGTAATAGTAAAGAAGTGACTTTGCTTCTTCGTTATTGTAAGAATTTATGTATGTGTTTTTGTAGTTATAAATTGGACTTTTAGGATTCCAATCTTCCTTATAGCTAAATCTGCAAGGATAACCATCCTCCAATTCTACTACTCTGAAATGTGCTACATTGATATTTTCAACCGCTTTGATTTCCATTAATGGATTTCTGCGAATCTCTAAGCTAAGACTTTCCTGAACTAATAAACCTGAAGCAATAGAAAGTAAGTTTTTCTTTTTAAAGAACTCCTGCAATTTTGCATCCTTTTCTTTATCATCACAGGTTAATCCTAAACCAACAATTTGTTGTGCCAAATCATCAATTATACATTGGTGCGTTGGACTATTGTTGTAAAGTGAATTTAGGTAGTTTGAAAAAAGGTTGTCAAACGCATTTGGATAGTAGGTGCTTAACCTTCTTTGTCCTTGTATTGCGTTAGTCTTATATCTTGATAATTGAATCTTCATTACGCTAATGTGAAATCTAATGTATAATCAAAGGAGTTATTAGTATCTGTATCTTCTAAGAATCTAACTACTCCCTTTTTTAAATCCACATCTGTTTGCGATATGGTATAAAAATAGGTATCATCTATCAATTGAGATGTATCTGCTACATCTAAATCAAAGGAATAATACCCATCGCTTATGGTTGTAATAACTGAAGAAAAAACAAGCTGACTTCGTGAAGGACTATCAAGCGTAATTGTAATTGTATCACCAACTACGTTACTCTGATTTAGCCTTACTCTTATCGGACTTACTTGATTCTTCGTTATCGTTATCACTTACCTTTTTCTTTTTTGGTTTTGGATTCTGTAAAATTACTGATTCTAATTCAGGAAATTTTAGTATCACCCATTCAATATCTTTAAAAGTAGTAGCATCCGAAATCTCGAATGCTACTCTTTTGTATTGGTATTTACCTTTTTTTAGAACCACTTTTTTTGGCTTTAGTTTCTACTTTTGGTAATTCCAAACCCATCAATTTATACTGAGCAATTACCTTTTCCTTATTGGTAATATATGATTTTAATTCAGGATTATTCTTCAGAAACTTTTCAATTTCTGTTTTTTTTGTTTTGGCATCTATAATCAACTTAGATTTAGAGCCTTCGTAATTCCCGAATAAATACATAATTAAACAGGTTCAGTTATTGCAAACGCAGCACTAAATTCTGCGAAGTCAACCATTGGCATTGGTGCAGTAGCTTCTTCCATCAAGGTCAAAGTAACTCCTTTAGCATCTGATAAAGCAGTTCCTGAAGTACCTGCATCACTACCTGTTGCTGAACAACCTCTTTCGTTGCCCATATACGTATAGCTTCCGTTTACCCATTTGATTAAAACTTCCGTTCTACCTTTTACCAAGTTTTCAGTCAAAGTAGAAATTGAAGCATCATACCCATCCAACTTAAATTCTAAGTTTCTGTCATATTTGAAAGCATTAGAAGTAGCATCTGAAGTAATAGGTGTCGTAACTGTTGAAGTATTAAATACAGGCTCAACGTGATACGCAGGAACTAACGAACCTGCGTTTGTAATTGTCAATGCTCCGTTTGTGATACTAAAAACAACTTCTGAACTTTTTCTCGCTTCGTGGTCTATAAGGTAGATTGAATCAATTCCTGAAGGAGTTGCACAACCTCTTTTGTAGGCACTTAATGTTAATGTACAAGACATAGTTTTTTGTTTTAGTAATGAAGGGGAATGAACTTAATCATTCCCCAAAAATATAAATTATGCTGAAGTGTCCTCGTAAGTAACCCAATCAGTTGTAACTGCTCCTGCTCCGTATCCGAAGTTCCCGAAGATGTTAGCTTGATTTTTCAAGTTATCTCTTTGGTCAATTACGTCTAACGAAATAATATCATTTGGTGCAGATGGTAAACCTATTCCTAAGTTGGAAGTCTTACCAAGTACCGCCCATCTTGAATTTAAGTTTGGTACTACTTTGATTCCGAATCCACCGAAGTTAGTTGGCTCACTTGACAATACTGCCATGTTTTGAGTTTGTAAACTTCTTCTGTAAGCCCATGCCGTAGCAGGAGATACGTGGAAGAATACATCTTGTTGCTCGTTTAACAAAGCAGTTGGAATAACATCAACCATTGCGTTGAATCTTGCTTGAATTGTTGTAGGGTCAACTAATGAATTAGCACCTGAAAGGATTTGACCTGTTAATGATGCAGCAGTTAGCTTGTCATTAATTAATTTACAGAATCCGTTAATAGTTGCCGTAGGGTCACCTGTTGCTCCTGCGTTAGAACTCCATAACTCGCTTTCTACAACTTTTAAAGCCTTCTCTGAAATGTTTGAAACCATTGCTACTTTCAACTCCTCAGGAATACCCATTGCGTGAATGTTAGCTACTGCATCTTTCCACTCGGTGTTCTTGAACAAATCGTAAGGTAATGGTAGGTTAATTGACTTTTTGTCAATCGTAAACTCAGTATCGCTGATTGCTGCTGTACCTGCTTCTGAAGGAGCTGCTGCATACGCTTGAACGATGTCTGTTCCTGTTGTCATTTCCCACATTGAGAACTTATCTCTTGTGCCTTGTATTTGCTTAATTCCAAAACCTGCATCAAAAGATGCTGCTTGTAATACTGCTTCCAAAAATACTTCCTCTACTCTGCTTATCGAGTCGGAAGCCTGTGTAATAGTTACTGCCATTTTTTAGTAATTTAATCTGTTGTTAAAATAATTTGCAACTGAACTTCCGCTTTCGTTGCTTAGTTTAGTGATTGATTTTGGTGTTTCGTTTGACACCTTTGATAATTTTTCTGTGTTTAAGTTTGTTGCTTTTTCAAGGCTTGAAAGTGTTTCTTTAACAGAAGCTAACTCAGATTTCATTTCTTCGTTTTCTTTCTTCATTGATTCAGCAGCCTCAACTTGTGCAGCAACTGCATCAACTAAAGTGTCAATTAAAGCACTTACGTCTTCTTTGGCAACCTCTTTAACTTCTTCAACAACTTCTTCTTCCATCATCTTTTCTTCCTTGTCTTTCATCAAGTCTTCAGCCTCAGTCATAGAAACTAAAACACCACCTTCAATAGTGATTGTTTTACCATCTACTTCAAAAGAACCTTCAGCAGGAATAGTCATTGCTTCGTCTGCAAAGACTTTAGAACCTTCTTCAAAAGATTCAGCGTAAATTAATACTCCTTCACCAACATCCATAGATGCCAATTCAGTTTTTTTGCTCGGCAATAATTGTCCGAGTTTCGTTAGAATAGCATCTAACTTTACATTGGTATTACTCATTTCTGATTTATTTAATTGTGTTAATTCGTGGTTCATATCGGCTTCAACCGAAATTCCTTTATAAGTTCCGTCTTTAATCTTTGCCCAAACATCATCATTTGAAATGTATGTTCCCTGCATCCAAGTTTTCGCAGGAACTTTAAATCCTAACTCAGTAGCTTTGTCATTTAATGGATTTTGAACAATCCAATTTTCTACGACATCAACACCTTCCAACTTTTGGTTTTCGTTGTGTTCGCTATTCCATTCGCCTAATGTTACCTTTTTAAGCATATAATCTTTGGCAATTTCTTCTATCGTATCTCCTGAAAAATAAATTTCGTATGGGTCGCCTGCATCAGATACTCTTGGAATAATTTTGTCAGGAATTAGCACAGGCGAATAAATCATTCGCTTTTCGTCTTGAACAGAAAGCTGAATTGGGTAATCTTGTTTTGATAAAAAGATAAAATCCGTTTCGATTGCAGGGCTTTCAACCAATGCAATTCGGAATACAGAACTCTCTAACCAATCCTTTTTCTTTAATTCGAATCGTTTCATTAAAGCAAAATTAAAGAACAATACAACCTTTATTTGTATTGTTTCCTTGCTTTGCTTATTTTTGCGTTATGGCAAAACCAATAAAATACTTTTTGGACTTGGAAATACTTAGGAAGGTTGAAGTCTGCGAGATGATAGGTTGTTCATTAAGAAGCATTGACAACTATGTTAAGAAAGGATTGCCCATTCACAAACCTGTAAATGCAGCACCTTACTATTTAGCTTCTGAAGTTTACGAATGGATTAAAGAAAACTAAAGTTATTATTACTTCCCAATCTTCACAAGGTCATCAACCCTATTGTCTAAGGATGCAGAATCTTTGATGTCCTGCTGAATTACTACTGCTCTAACTGAACCAAATCCATCTCTTCCACCTACTCCTTGATTTATTGCATTAAAGTTTGGTATTCGTGGAGTTTCTGTTGATGGTCTTGCACCTCCGCCAACTCCGCCAACTGAACCACCTGCACCTGCTGAACTTATGTTCTTTGCCCCTGATATTCCTGCCGCTGTGATTGATGCAATGTTTAACCCTGCCCTAACCTTTGTAAGTACGTTTGCAGCAGTTAATTGTGCTGCTCCTGCTGCTCCTGCTGTAACTGCATTTAAAGGGTTTAACGCTGCTGCAACTGCATTTGCCGATAATTCTTTTCCTGCATTTACTATAACTCCTGCGATTGCCGAACCTTTTTCAAGTGCTAAAGCAGCTAATGCAACCTGTTTATTTTTACCTGCAATTTGGTTTAAAAATCCAACAGTTGCATTAGCAATAGCAAATTCTTTATTTTGCAAATCTTCTTTTGCTGCTGCTATTGTTTCATCTATTGCTTTTTGTTCTTCAGCAGCTTTTTTATTATCTTCAGTTATTTTGGCATTCTTTTCTTCATTAATTCTTGCAAGTTCATCAGTATATTCTTTTTCAATTGCCAACTTTGCCTCAGTTAATGCTTCGCCATCTTGTATAGCTAACTCAGCATCAAGCAATCTTTGTTCACGCTCTTGTAATGCTTCAGCTTGTTTTCTTTCAAACTCAGATTTACCCACTAATGCCAATTCATCAACAATTTGTTTCTGCTCCCTTAGTAAAGAATTTCTGTTGGTCAACTGCTCTGCTTCAAATCCTGCTACTTGTGCAAGTGTAGCAGCATATTCATTTTCTGCATTTTTTAACGCAACTTTCGCTTCTTGATTGTTTTTATCTAAAGCAAGTTGTCCTTTCGCTGCATCA